GCCAAGACGATCGACCAGCAGGTCAAGGCGTCTCTCAAGGCTTACTCTGACTTCGGGTCCCAGATGGAGAAGATCGGCGCCCTCATGAACAAGCCCGTCACCATCCCGGTCAACCTTGACTATCGCTCTCCATGTCCTAAGGCTCGTCCTGGCTGTAGGATTGTCTCTGAAGAGGAATACGATTGGGCGATGGGCGGGATGATGAAGGGCTACAAGGGGGCTCCGGTCGATGTTTTCGCATCTACTGATGGGACCATAGCAGGAACAGTCTATGAAGTCTCCACCAAGGTCATCGAATGAGCGGCAGAAAGCACCCCACTCCGACTCCTGCCTTGATCGTTGACCCTATCGCCGACATTGACTATCAGTTCAAGCCGGATGTCACAGCACAGGAGCTTTTTCGCTCGGCAGACGTTGTGTGCCCGGAAGTGGACGAGTTCTTCTTGTACGAGCAGAGTGAGACTGGCCTTGGTGCTCCCGCTATCCTTGCCCTTGCCAAACTCGTGTACCTCTACAAGATGAACGGACTCATCATGGCCTCAAAGACGCTGGGATACCTACGATGACCCGCGCCATCATCCGCACCAAGCGCGCCATTCAGGCCCTCAACTCCGGGACAGCGGTCTACCGGGAGATCCCCACTCGCGGGCTGATGCTCACCCACCAGAAGCTCTATCGCGTGACCCATATCAAGCGCTTCATCGTGCCTCACAACCCTGAGCCGACCTATGAGGTCACGTTCGCCGACCCTGCTCGCGCTCCGCAGGTCGTGAACGCCAGGTCGGTGTTCATCATCGACATCGGCAGCACATCAACGCCACTCCTCAAGGAGGCCACTCCGTGACTCGCAAGCTCACCCCGGAGTCAGACCGTGACAACATCAACCTGGTGCTCGACACGCTCATCGGGATCGCAGGTCCCACGACAGCAGAGCATATCTCGGTCATCACCGGGTTCGCCGTGATGGACGTTGCCTACGAACTCAAGTCTCTCTGTGAGTCAGGGCTGGCCGAGCATCTCACCGAGACGAACGAATACCTCTATGTCGCTCCCGAGCCCGAGCCTTCCGACCCTGAAGACGATGCCTCGCCTGATCCATCTCAACAGGAGCATGACGAGCCGTCCGTCTCGTCGACTTTCGACCCTGATGCTACCCTCTTGCCGACCCGTCACGTCCTCGCCATGCTCACCAACATCCTTGACCCAGTTCCGCTCTACAACGCCATCATCGAGTCGGCCACTCTCTACGTGGACCCAGCGGCCACGGAACCTCCGACTCCGCGGCACTTCCTCATCACCATCGAGGGCACAATCCCGGCGCCGTCTCAGTCAAAGGCGTTCAACCGCGATCAGTACGTCCCGCGCTCCGAGCGACTCGCCCCGTGGCAGAGACGCGACGATGACAGCATCAAGTAGCCCGGCATGACTCCGGTCAGCATCAACACTCATCACAACGCCAGAGGGGCTCGAAAGATCGAGCCCCTCCAGGCGCGTCACCTCATGCTGGAGCTGTACACCCCTCACGAGGGACAGCAGACGGTACATGAGTGCCCGGCGCGCTTCCGGGTGGTCTGCTGCGGGCGCCGATGGGGGAAGGCGATCGCTCTCGACACGCCTATTCCGACTCCTGACGGCTGGACGATGATGGGAGAGGTCGAGCCTGGTGATGTCTTGTTCGATGAGACGGGAACCCCCTGTGAGGTCACGGCCACTACTCAGGTCCAGTTGGGCCGTCCCTGTTTCGAGGTCACGTTCGATGACGGCTCGGTCATCGTCGCTGATGCAGAGCATGAGTGGCTCACCTACGACAAGTTGACGCGGAAGTCTCTTGGGCGGAATCCGCGACTGTCTTCTCACGGCCCACAGGTACGCACGACCAAGGAGATCGCAAAGACGCTGCTGTACGACAGGAAGGACGGGGCCAGAGAGCACAATCACAGCATCCCCGTCTGCTCCTCGCTCGAACTACCGCCTTGTCTTTTGCCGGTCCACCCCTACATCCTTGGGGCGTGGCTGGGAGACGGAACATCCGTCTGCGCTCAGATCACCATTGGGGACGAGGACATCAAGGAAATGACCTCGATCATCGAGGCGTGCGGAGAGAAGGTCGCTCCTTCGCGGAGCATCGCTTATGGGATCGGGGGGTCAGTCGCTTCTCGCAATCCAATCACCGGACGCCTAGAGAGCACGGGGTCTTTGCGCTCCCGTCTGCGTACCCTTGGCGTGCTCGGCAACAAGCACATCCCGATGTCCTACCTGCGAAGCTCCACAGAGCAGCGTCTTGATCTGCTCAAGGGACTCATGGACACCGATGGCTACATCGAGAAGGGCCGTCACGTTGAGATCACACAGATCAACAAGCGCCTCGCCGACGACATCATGGATCTGGTCACGTCGCTCGGGATGAAGCCGACGATGCTCTACGAGCGCGCGACCCTCAATGGATTCGATTGCGGACCTCGTTATCGCGCCTCATGGACCCCGGACCGTCAAGTGTTTCGTCTCTCCCGCAAGGCGAGTCAGTGGAAGCCTATTGCCACTCACAGAACAGTTACATCCCATCGGCGTATCGTCTCTGCGACACCTGCCCCTAGCGTCGCCGTGCGCTGCATCGAGGTCGATTCTCCTAGCCGTCTCTACCTTGCTGGACGAGGGATGATCCCGACGCACAACTCCTACCTCGGCGTCAACGAGTTGGCGAAATACTCATGGGAGAACACCGAGTACCCGTCGTGGTGGGTAGCGCCGACCTACAACCAGGCGGTCAAGGGTTTCACGGTCTGCACCAGCAAGTTCGCTCTGGCCATCGAGAGCAAGAAATCCGCTCAAGGGCAGATGTCGGTGGTCTGGAAGAGCGGTGGCGTGACCCGCTTCGTATCGGCCGAGAGGTACGAGAACCTCCGCGGTGAGGGTGTAGGGCTCATGGTCCTTGACGAAGCCGCATTCATGGCTCGCGCCGCCTGGGAACAGGTACTCCGCCCGATGCTCTCGGACACGATGGGCGGTGCTCTCTTCACCACGACTCCCCGCGGAAAGAACTGGCTCTACGGCCTCTACCGACGCGGACTCGACTCCACGCAGACTGACTACGCCTCGTTCTCGTTCCCCACGGCAACGAGCCCCTACATCGCAGACTCTGAGGTAGAAGAGGCCCGGCAGACACTCCCCGCGGACGTGTTCGCGCAGGAGTACCTCGCCGAGTTCCTCGATGAAGCCGCTGGCGTCTTCCACGGCATCGACGCCTGTGTCTTCGGCAAGTTCTACGAGCCGGACTCCGACAAGCACCTCGGGCACCGCTACTGCATCGGCTGGGACATCGCCAAGCACACGGACTTCTCGGTGGTCATCGTCATGGACATGGACGCCGCGCGCGATGGCGTCGTGACGCCGCACGTCTGCCACTTCGACCGCTTCAATACGCTGCGCTACGACATGCAGATGGATCACGTCGCCAGCATCTCCGCGAGATACGGTGGCGCTCCGGTGCTGCTCGACAGTTCCGGACTCGGGGACCCGATCTATGACACCCTCGCCGCCCGTGGCGTTCCGGTCTACCCCTACACGCTCTCCGGCAATCGCAAGGTGCAACTCATCCAGAACCTCGCCATCAGCATCCAGTCGAAGGCGATCTCCTACCCCGACATCCCGGTGCTGCGCAATGAGCTGTCCTCCTACCAGTACACGATCAGTCCTTCTGGCTCCTTCACTTACTCGGCGCCAGAGGGAGAACATGACGACACGGTGATCGCCCTCGGGCTCTCGACCTGGGCAGCGCAGCATCCCGTGTGGACTCCCCCAGCCCGCTTCACGCTTGAGGAGGCAGACCCCTACGAGGACATGATCTCGCCCATCTGACAAACGATACCCAACCGCACAAGTCGGTGTTTGACTAACCGGTCGATTGGTGCGAGAATGCCTGCGTGAGCATCAAATCTGCCATCTGGGGCAGGCTGGGCGGCGACGTGCTAGACGACCGTCTGTCTCACGCACTCTCGGAAACCCAACGCGCCATCGGCGACAACGAGAGACTCCAAGAGCGCCTCATCGAACTTGAACTGGCGCTTGAGGATGCGGGCTGGGAGACGATCGCCGGGTTCGGCGAGGACTACCAGTTCTCCCGCGAGGCGCTCGACAAGATCATCCGTCTGTCGCGCATGATGTACTTAAAGAATCCCATCATCCGCCGCCCTGTTGACCTCCAGTCGTACTACGTCTGGGCGCAGGGTTACTCGGTAAAGGCGGAGGGGCCTCTGGGCAAGGTCATCGAGAACTTCCTGAAGGACCCCTCCAACATCAACTCTCTCACCGGCCCCGACGCCGTACTCGACAACGAGCGCCGTCTGCGCTGCGAAGGCAACATCTTCTACGCCTTCTACGTCAACAAGTTCACCGGGCGTACGCAGATCCGCCGTATCCGCGTCGATGAGATGCGCAGCATCGTCCACTCCCCCGACGACTCCAGCGAGCCGTACTTCTATCTTCGCCAGTGGACATCCCCTGACGGCACCATGCAGCGGCGCTACTACCCTGACTTCAACTACGTGCGCAAACTGCGCGCCGAGAAGGCAACGAGCCCCAGTCTCACGTCCGACGATACGCGGCTCTCGTCCTACTCCGCCAACGGACAGGACGTGCCGATCGACTGGGACGTGCCGATCCTGCACAAGAAGGTCGGCGGCTTCTCCGACTGGGACTTCGGCGTGCCCGAGGTCTACCCGGCGCTCGACTGGGCGAAGGCGTACAAGGAGATCGTCGAAGACTACAAGAAGACGGTCAAGAGCCTCGCCAAGTGGGCCTGGCAGCTCAAGAAGGGTGGCGCCAACCAGGCGCAGATCAACGCCGCGCAGTCAGCCCTCCAGTCGATGCTCTCGATCGGCTCCTCCGGTTACGACACCAACCCTCCGCCCGTCACGGGCTCCGCCTTCATCACGAGCGACCAGAACGAACTCAAGGCCATCGACGTGAGCAAGGCGGTGGTGGACCCCGACAAGTTCAAGGTCATCCTCCTGCAAGCCTGCGCGGCGCTCGGGATGCCGCTCAACTTCTATGGCGATACGTCCGCGGGAAGTATGGCGACAGCGCGTACGCTCGACCGTCCGACCGAGCTTGGCTTCCGCTCCCGGCAGACGATGTGGATGGGCGTCTTCTCCGACATCCTCACGTTCGTCATCGAGGCCGCGGCGCTGGCGACGAAGAACTCTGCCATCAAACTTTCTGGATATGACGAGCAGACCGGGCTCATGAAGATCACGGCCAACGGTCGCAAGGCCGAGGTCGACATCGACATGAGCTTCCCGCCGATACTCCAGCAGAACACGCAGGAGATGGTGCAGGCGCTCGTCACGGGGCTCACCTTGAACGGTCAGCCGCTCCAGGTCATGAACGATGGGCCGACCATCCTGCGCGTCTTCCTCGGAGCCCTCGGCATCGACGAGGTGGACGACATCATCGAGGTCTTCTACCCCGAAGGTGGCGGCAAGTCCACGGCCAAGCCCATCGAGACGTACGAGGCGCCGCTGACTCCCGCGCAAGCGGCTGCCGCCAAGAACGAACAGGTCGTCTCCCCGAAGTTCGACGCGCCGCCAGAGTCCGCCCAGAAGACCAAGGACTCGATGCCGAAGCCGTCTCAAGTCGCAGATCAAGCCAAACGCGCTCAACAGAACGCGCAGGCCGCAAGCCCAAAGGGAGGGCAGAATGACTGATCCGACCATCTTGGTCCAAGAGGGGGAAGTCGCTCCCGTGGGCGACGATCAGACCGTACAACTCATCGAGCGCGCCATCGCCGAGGACAACACGATGGACCTCAAGATCATCGCTCCCGGCTGGGGCTCCTCGGGGTACTACTCAAAGGAACTGCTCCAGCGCGACGGAGCGAAGGCGTGGCCTGCGGGTACGCATCAGTACCTTGACCATCCCACGGCGTCTGAGGCGTCCGAGCGGCCGGAGCGCAGTGTGCGCGATCTGGCTGCCGTGCTCGTCACCGATCCCGTGTATGAGGAGAACGGGAAACTGGGACCGGGGCTCTACGCCAAGTCGGCGGTCATCCCCGGCTACAAGGACCTCCTCGATGCGCTGGCGCCGCACATCGGTGTCAGCATCCGCGCCCGAGGGTCGTTCACTGAGGGCGAAGCAGAGGGTCGGACTGGCCGCATCATTCGCGAACTCAAGTCCGGCGAAAGCGTTGACTTCGTGACGAAGGCAGGTGCCGGTGGCAAGGTTTTGGCCCTCATGGAGAGTTTCCGTCCATCAACCTCTACTTTACCTTCAACCTCCGACGCAGATGCCCAGACAACCGAGATCAACGAAACCACGAACACGATCCTACCCACCGTGCCCCAGGAGGGCGACAACATGGACGAGATTCAGGAGCTTCAAGGAAAGCTCGCCGCCTCCGAGGCGCGCGTTACAGAGCTTTCGACCATCAACGAGACGCTCACGGCTGACAATGCCGCGCTGCGTGAGGCCCGCGCGCTCTCGGAGGCGCGTAGCTTCGTCGCGGAGGAACTCAAGAAGAGCGACCTCCCCGAGATCACCAAGACGAGGCTGTCCGAGACGATCGTCAAGTCCGCCAAACTCGACGCCGATGGCGCGCTCGACAGCGCCGCCCTGACCGAGAGCATCACCAACGCCATCACCTCCGAAGCGGAGTACGTGGCGCAACTCACCGAGTCCGGCAAGGTACGCGATCTGGGCGGCAAGGCTGCCTCACCCAACACCGAAGCGAAGCTCATGGAGTCCTACGTGGCCCGCTATCGCTCTGAGGGCATGAGCGACGAGCAGGCTCAGAAGATGGCCGCTGTTGCGGCCGGGAGGTAACGAACTATGTTGAACCAAGTCATTCATGACTCTTGGGTGCTTCCGGTCGTCTGCACCGAACCGGCTGCCCCTTCTGGCGGAGACCCTATCCGCTTCGGCTTTCTGACCGGCGTCGCCGTTGATGACGAGAACGCCGCAGGCGTCACCGTTGTCGATTTCGGTCAGCGCGTCTGGGACCTCTCGGTCAAGGACGACGTGGGTGGCGGGATCGCTGTCGGAGATACGCTGTTCTATGATTCTGCGACCGATGCTCTTGACAACGATACGGGCGGTACGCCGTTCGGCTACGCGCTAGAGGTCGTTGGGATCGGTGCTACCACGGTCATCAACGTCCTGCATGTCCCCGGCCACGGCGCCGCGACTCTCGGCGCTGGCGTCATCGCTGCCGCCAACATCGCTGCCAATGCGGTTGAGGCTGCGGCTATCAAGGCTGACGCTGTGACCACGGCGAAGATCCTCAACGCCAACGTGACGGCAGCCAAGCTCGCCGCTGAGTCTGTGACGGGTGCCAAGGCGGCCGAGTCGGCCAACGCCGATGTTCTTGGTGCTGTGCCTCTGCTCTACCACGCTTCCATCGCAGACGCCTCTGCCGACACCGACATCGTGGTGACGAGCAAGATCAGAGTCGTTGACTTCTGGATTCTCAACAAGGGCGCTGCGGCTCACGCTGCGAACGACGTTGTGACCCTCAAGAACGGCGCCGACGCGATCTCCAACGCTGTTGCTAAGACGGCTGCCACGGACATCATCGTTCGGGCTACCACGCTTGACGACTCCAAGACCGACATCGCTGATGGCGGCACCATGAAGTTCACGGCCGTGAAAGACACCAACGTGGCTTGCGAGGCGTACGTTCTCGCTTACCGCATCGCCTGAGCCTCGTAGCTCACGGCAGGAAGGAACGAGAAGTCATGCCAGAAGATTTGCAAGAATACAAGGATGACGGCGGGTTCGTCAGGCTCCGCGAGACTCCGAGGATCAAGGCCGGTGTCACTCAGCTGAACGAGATCCTCGCGAACGATCCGTACCTGGTCTCGCAATGGATCAGCGATCTTCGCCACGATCACATCAGGAACCTCACTGAGACGATCGCCCCTGGTGACTTCCCGACGCTGTTCGGGTTCATGATCCAGCGCGACCTCATGGCTCGCTATGGGGTCATCCAGAGCCCGTGGCGCTCGTGGATTCCCACGGGGACCCTGCCGAACTTCAACACGCACGAGAAGCACAAGGTGTACGGCCAGGACAGCGAACTCCCCGTCGTGCTGCCGGGCGCTCCCTACACGGCCGTCCCGTCGGGGACCGCGCACTACGACCGGAGGGTCGCCAAGTACGGTCGTCGCTTCGACATCTTCTGGGAAGCGATCATCAACGACGCGCTCGGCGCCTTCTCCGACATCGCCGGTCGCTTCGCCGACGCTGTGACCCGCACGCAGGACAAGAACGCCACGCGCCTCTACGCTTCGGCGGCTGGTCCCAACCCGGCTCTGTTCGGCGCTCCCATCGTGGACGTTGACGGACAGAACGTGACCAACCAGGGCGTGCTCCCTCTGACCATCCAGAACCTCGCAGCCACGCGGATGCTGATGAAGCATCAGACCGATCCGAACGGCGAGTTGATTTCCCTACAGCCCGCAGTCCTTGTTGTGCCCGACTCTCTGGAAGACGCCGCTTGGGCGATCCTCACGAGCACGATGGTGCAGCAGGCTGCCGCCGCCAACCCTGTGCCGACCGTCAACCCGGCGACGCGCTACGGACTTCAGCTTATTGTCGATCCGTACCTCGAAGCCATCGACGTGAGCGGTACAGGCGATACCACCTGGTATCTGTTCGCGCGTCCGGGCGGAGCCTCTGCCATCCAGATGGACTTCCTCGCCGGTAACGTCGGCCCCGACATCCGCATCAAGAGCAACGGATCTGGCGGCAACCCGATGGACGGCGACTTCGAGAACGACGCCATCGCATATCGCGTGAGGGACGTTCACGGAGCCCAGGGTTTTGGCGTCATGGAGCCCCGCTACTGCTACGCGCAGGTCGGTCCGTAATGGGCAAGCCGCGAGAGGATGGTCTTCCGGCCCCATACAGCTCTGACCAACTGTATCTCGCGGCGATCCTTGACGCTCTCAGGGAGTTGACCATCGCGGTCAACTCCCTGGGGAGCGACAAGGATGTCCCCGCCCCGCCGCAGCAGGAAGGTGAGGTGATCCTACTCAGCGAGCCGCAGGTATCTCCTGTGGAACCTCCTCCCCTTGCTCCTGAGACAGAGTCAGTAGCCAAGAAGCCCAGGGGAAGACCGAGGAAGGCGAAGGCGTGACGTTCACGACCGACCCCACGACAGTTCTCGGCAAGATGCGTCTGCTCACCACGGACACCGACCCGTCTCGTCCGATCATGTCCGATGAGGACCTCACGGCGTTCCTCGCGATGGCCGGTCACTACATGCCTGCCGCGGCGATGGCGCTCGACTCGATCGCTGCGAACGAGACGCTCTCGCTCAAGTCCATGAACATCATGGGGATGTCTACGGACGGTCCTGCCGTCGCCAAGGCACTCATGAAGCGGGCGCAACAGCTTCGCGATGACTACAAGAACTACTGCTCGACCGAACTCGGCTTTGCGACGGCAGAGATGCCCTCGGGCGTCTTCTCTCTGGAGGAACTGATCCGCAGGAACTACGGAGTGGCGATCATCTGATGATTCAGGCAACTCCCATCGCTGGAGCGTTTCTCCAAGAGGCCATGCAGGGTCAGTTCAACGACCTTGTGACGATCTACACAGGCTCTGAGACAGTCACCAAGGGCGACGTGGCAAAGACTCATTCTGTGATTCGTCCCGGTCACGAGGATATCCCCGCCATCATTGCACCAGGCAACGTGGGCAACGCGCGCATGAAACGCCAGGAGACGATGAGTTCGACCGTGACGACGCAGATGGAGTACAACTACGTCATGCTTCTGGGGGCTTGGCCGCTGATCGAACTTGAAGACACGGCTCTCTTCAGTACAGACGGGGAGAAGTGGGCTATCATCGCCATCGACATCGAGCAGACCAGCACCTTCACCAAGATGATGTGCGAGAAGATGAAGCCGGGGAACATCCAGTGATCTCAGTCCATGTCAGCGGCGCCGATGCGCTCATCGCCAAACTCAACCGTGCTCAGGCCGCTCTCAAGTCCAGCGAGCCAAGCTGGATGAAGGAGGCAGGGGTCATCGTTGAGACGGCTATCGAGGCGAACATCGCCGCTCAGGGGCTCATCGACTCCGGCGACCTCATCGGCAGCGGCCGTGTCTTCGGGCAGACCGCTCACGGGATCACGGTCGGCTTCGGACAGGGACTCGACTACGCGGCATCTATCGAAATGGGATCAGTAGAGCATCCCATCCCGGCCAAGAATGTTGAGAACCTCAAGTTCTTCTGGGCTCGTGAGAACACAATGTTCTACGGTCCGCTTGTCCCTCGGCACCCTGGCAACCGTCCCTACCGCTTCATGCGCAACGGCTCCGAGGAGTCGATGCCTGCTCTCATCACCATGTTCATCGGGCGCCTGCGCTCCATCTTCGGGGGCTTGTGATGAGTTCTGAGACTGACCTCTGGGACAGCCTCACAGGAGACGCGACGCTTGCGGCTCTCATCGGTACGCGGCTCTACCGGAGCCGTGCCGAGGAAGACCCGACAGTGCCGTACATCGTCTGCTTCGAGGTCCACGACAAGCCGAGTCAGGTCATGACTGGGGCCATCACTGTGGACCGGCCTGTCTACCAGTACATGATCCTCGCCGACACCGATGATGAGACGATCGCGATTCGCAACGCGCTCCGCGGGGCTCTTGTCGCCAGCGGCTATCCGGTGCTCTTCGAGGACGACCGGAGCACCTCTGACGTTCTCAGTGCGCTCCGCCGCAGAGACCTGACTGTGAGGGTGTCCTTTGGCCTTTAGCAGACAGAAACTCCTTGCCGAACTGGTAGCCATGCGAGCCCTGATCGACGCGACTCTGCTTGAGTTGGCTGCGGAGAACAGAAGCGCGACTCCCGCGCCGTCTGCTTCATCAACGCCACTCGCAGAGGCCGGACAGGGGAAGGGCTTCCTTCCCGATAACCACGAACACAAACTGCTGCCGGGCATGGGTCGCTTTGGGATCTGTCAGGTCTGCGGAGAATCGGTAGAGAGAGGTGATGTCGATGAGTAAGAGCTACCGAGCGCTGGTCGATCTGCGCTATCCGGCAGGCCCGGAGGAGTACAAGAAGGCCATCGCAGGCAAGCCGTACGAAGAAGTGAAGGTCAAGGCCGGACACATGCTGACGAACGTCAGCGATGCGTCCATCAAGGCGCTGCTCTCGATGGGGCGCCCGGTGATCGAGGAGGCTCAGGCGTCTTTTGATCGGCGCGAGGACAGGGCGGTGAGTCATGGGTAAACGGTCTTCTGCCGATGTCGGATATCTGCTCGCTGGTCCCGTGGACCTGACGCTGCTCACGAACAAGCTGGAGTATGGTGGGTCGATCCCCGTCCAGGACACGACCGGGTTCTCGATGGCGGCTGCTTCATTCTCGCAGCCCGGTGTGAAGAAGTACGAGATCACTGGGCATGAGTCCTGGTACGACGATGACGCCTATGCTACTGCCTCTGACCTCGTGACGCTGGCCTCTGGATCGAAGATCGTCATGCTCGCTGAGAGGGGCAACACCGCTGGCCTCACTGCCGTGTGTGCCGGTGGAGCAATCTTCGCTGGTCTCAAGACGATCATGACGGTCGGAGAGATGCACAAGGCCGCACTTGAGCTTGGCGTCAGTGGCACCATCGACAACGCGACGATCGTCGCTGCGCTCGCAACCCGCGCAGGCGACCTCACCACCGAGGCGACTTACGTTGACCTCGGGGCAACAGGTGGAGGCACGACAGGCGGCAACGCCTACATGGCCTGCACTGAGCTTGACCTTGACGGATCAACCGATGTCGTCGTCACGATGGAGGACTCCGCCGATCACGCCACCTGGGCAGATCACACGGTATTCACGGCACTGACGGATGTCGGCGCCGAGATGAAGGTAGCTACCGACCTGACGGTCAATCGCTACCTTGCCTACAAGCAGGCGTTCACCGCTCCGGGTGCGGCGCCTTCCGCGAAGGCGACTCTTGCTTTCAAGGTCAACGACCCACACTAGGATCACGATGAACCATCCGACCATCATCCCAAGTAGTTTGCGCCGATGCCGAGAGGAACTGTTGAGTCTCGGAAGCGTGGAGACGACGATGGTCGGCGTTCGACAGAGCAATCAGGTTCTCGGGTCTGTTGTCGTCCTTGATGCCGTTGATGTGATGGACGACTTCCTTTGGCCCAAGAAGTCTGCCATTCGCTTCCTCCCAGACGACGCGATGCTCTCGGATGTAGCCTGGAGTAGTTTTGGACTTCGACGCGAAGGGATGGTCAGGCTTGTAGATATAGATGTAGCCTTGGAAGCTCTTTCGTCTTCCGATGAACTTTGTCCGCTGCGTCAAGGGGATGTCTTTATGATGCCCTCTGAGAAGGGGCATCGGATAGCTCTTGAACATCCGTCTTTCGCGCTTCGTGTACGTCGCCAATGGAGTAGGTTTTCCACATCCACACTCGCACAATCCGGATGGGATTTCTTCTGGCTTGGGAAAGTAGGTATGGGCTGGAATCTTGGTGATGCGAGTCGCATGGCCTGGGAGAAAGCGGGCTTGGTAGTATCGACCGGAGTTGTGACGTGGCTGAGCGACAGGCTCTCCGCATCCACACTCGCACAAACGATCTCGGAAAGATTCAATCGTGTCCTTTGGTCTGTGGCCGTGGTAGTAGATTCCTCGGCCCTTGACCTCGCGTTGGCACCCGCAGGCACAAGTCTTCATGGGGCCTCCTTCCCGGTTGGCGATGAAGATAATATACCACGAAACAAAGGATAGAGGAAATGGCGAAAAGGTCCTCAGTGGATGTTCTGTTCGAGGTGGACAAGGCAGACGGTGGGGTTCTCACCTCCGGCCTGACCCCCTACATCACCAAGTTCGGCGACCTTGCTTTCAGCAAGGGCACAGTCGAGACGACCGGGTTCGGAAGTTCCGTAGCGAGCTACATCCTCGGCGTCATCAGCAAGTACGAGCCCGTGCCCGTGACCTTCTGGTACGACGACGCTGCTGAGCCCGCTCCGAACGCGGTCTTCGATGTCACCAAGGTCGTTCATGCGGTCACGCGTTCGTTCTCGTGGACCATCGGCGGCACGCGGGTCTACACGGGCGAACTGTGGATCACCGACTGGAAGGTCACGTTGAACGTCGGCGCGTACCACGAGGCCGTCTCGACCCTCCAGTTCACCGACACGATCGCT